TGTAAAACTTATCCTTATACTTAATCTGACTTGAATCACCTACAGGAACATATATTCGACAAACAAAATTTTTCATATAAGGCGTAGTGATTTCACCGTTTATAACCTGTCTGGAACCTGAAATATGACCTACCTTGGCCCTACACTCATAAGTCTTTGTCTGTGTCTCTGATATAACGCCCGTTGTTGATTTCGTCTTTACAAAATCATATATTTCAATCTTTTCTCTTAAAAGTCCAGCGTACATTACTTTTCATTGGTTAATTTATAGTCGCGATATAAATCACAAAGCATTTCAAGGCTGTGCGGCATCGGAGTAGTGTTTACTGATGTTGTAGATTCACGTACTGCGTAAATGGTACCGATCCAAAGCAGCATAGCAAACTTAAGAGCATTAGGAATATCACCACTACTATCTTTCAATTGAGACAATGGATAATCTATGTATTTGCTTACAACATCTTCAGATGCAGTACCTAATGATGTCAAATAATTGTCATCATCAGTAAATGCGGCATCAATATTTAAGTGCTTTTTAATGTCTTCTAATCTAAGATATTCCATAAATAATCGTCTCTGTTTTTTAATAAAGGGGCGGCGTCTATAGCCGCCCCACTTGAATAAATATGATAGAAATGAAACAATGTGTCGACTAACAAGTAGCCAACAATTTTTATTCTACCTTACCAACTGCGATAGCCTGAGGTCTTACAACCTTAGCGTCTACGTACATGTTAACTACAAGAGTTACGCAGCCTTTCTTAAGTGAAGCACTGTCTCTAACAACATCAAGGATGATGTCTGACCATGTACCAACGAATAAGTTACTGAAGTCACCATAGTAGAAGTACTTAGAAGGAACGTTAGAAGTAGAAACAGCAGGAACACCGTCAACTTCACCCTGGCTCATAATCATACCAGTGTTGTTTGTACCCTTAATTGTGCTTCTAAGAGTTGCCTTAGCCTTAGGAGAAAGGATATAGTGCATGTCACCATATACGTTATTCTCTTCAAGACCTGCTTCGAAGTCGCAAAGATCGTCGTAGTCAGCAACAGTTGTGTAAGCAACGTTGTATGCTAAACCCTGAGGCTGTGTTGCTGTACCAGCATTATAAGAAAGAACTGTGCTTTCGATCTTCTGAGCGATGTTCTTGATAAGGTCGTTTCTGATAGCTTCTTCTGCACCAACAGTATCCTGTTCAAGTAACTGAAGAGATACTTCTACGTATGCAGTTAATCTCTTAGGAGAAAGAACTACGTTGCTGAATGAACCAGCACCGTCAGTTGCATCAGCTGTTTCACCTGCCCATGCAACATTACCTGCAGTCATGATAGGAAGCTGAACGTCACCCTTAAGGCCGCTCATGAAATGAGCACCAGCTTCAACTAAAGCAAGCTTTGCTCTAAGAGGCTCGATAACGTGGAAAACGTCAGTCTGTACAAGGTCTTCACCTTCGCTTGCAACTGTATAAGCTCTGTCAAGAACAATCTGTTCGCCAGTCTTTACTGAATTTCTGATTTCCTCAATTAATGAGTAATTTGAATTTTTCATCTTATTATCGATAATATTTTTATTTGTGTGTGATTTTTGTTCTTCTTTATCTTTTTCAGAACAATCTTTTTCTTCAAGCTCTTTGTCTAACTCTTTCTGTTCCTCATCAAGATTTTGGATTTCATCTTCGTTAGCCTTGAACTCGTTTTCTTCATCTGCGCTTAATTCACGTACTTCTTCCTTAGCCTTAGCAAGAATTTCCATGTTTCTGTGAATTAATTGAGCTTTTTTATCAGCAATTTCCAATGAATTCATAGTCAATTAATTATATATTTACTTTATTCTATTTAAATTTTTTCTATAGCTTTAAGAATTCCTTGAAGTTTAGTTTTCATATCTTTCACTCTTTTTAACAATTCTTCTTTTTGCTCTGGTGTATATTCTGGCCTCCTTAAATATAAAATTCTAATTTCTTTTTTCATATAATCAATTACAATATTATATAGTTTATGCTCTTTACCTGAAAATATCATATCTTCAATTTCCTCAAATTTATTCTGAATATCTTCATCTTTAAATTCAATCTTTTTTTCTTCATCATCTTCTTCATAAATTCGCTCAATTAAATCTTTAAAACTAATTGTCATCTGCTTCTCATCTGAAAATCCGATTAAAATTTCATGTATAGATGATTCTTTAGCACCAATCAAAATTAGTTCAGCCGCTTTTTCACCATAAGCTTCATCAAAATATTTTTGAAGTTCAGAATTAAATAAAATATCTGCATCTTTTCTATTTTCTAAATTGTTTATTAATTTTTTTTCTTCTATTAATTTTTCGTTCAATTTAACTTCAGATAAATCTTCATCAACTAAAT